ATTTATCTATCACCCAAGACCTGATTGAAACTTCATATAATCAATACTATTTTTAATTTGATATGTTCTGTTGGTAATTTGTTTAAGTATTTCTTCAAGATAATTGAGCATTACTTCATAATATTCAATCTTCAGTGAAACTCCTGAGAGCCTTTCATCTGCATCCAAGTATTTTGTCATAGTATCTTTATCTCTGATCTTTTTAGGAAAAGGATCTTTAACATAGATTTCTGGATCGGCTTTACCTGAATAATATTCATATCTCTCATGCCTTATGTTCTTACGTTGTTGTTCAGCTTTCTTACGAAGTAACATAATGGTATTATACATGTCATAATACTTGGCATGTAAAATAGGAATATTCAGTGATTCAGTGTGTAAGTTATCAATATCAATTTTGGAATCCTTTTCCCACATCTTTTGGATTCCTTCCAAATCATACATTAGCAGCAGGAAACTATAGATTCAATCTCATAGTTAGTATACTTGAATCTTACCTCTGCTGTCAAGTATGTAATATCTGATACCTGACTATTAAACTCAATATTAGTTAGAAAGTATGGAAACATATCCTTGAAATTCACTCTGATGATTGGTGTAAAATCATTACTGTAAATCAATAAAGTTCCATCAGAATAAAGATTATTTAAACTACTATTTGGGGAAGAATTATAATCTGTTAAATTTTTATCGTTTTGCCAATCGTAAATTTCTTGAAGGCTTTCAGGATAACCAAGAGCTCTTATCCAATTTTGTATTTGATTGAAGTTCTCAAGATTTTCATCTACTAAAAAATTGAAGATAAGATCCTCAAAATCAATAGTATCACCAGGTCTTGGAATACCTCTCAAGTAATTAGGTTGTTCAATAGTACCAAGATTCAAAGAGGGAATATTACAAGATGTTCCAAAAAAAGCAATCTTATCTGCTTTCTGTACACTAAATCTAAAACCTGTTGGTGTAAGAAAATTTCTATCTTCTATTTGTGATGCAAATGATACTAAATCGGACATTTATTCAATCCTATTATTCAGAAAAACTATTCATATCGCTGTATGGTTCCGCTACTTTTGCTGCTTCAGAACTCACTAAATCGCTGAAAATTTTTCTTTTACTAAAAACTGTTGACCATTTATTTTGAGAAACATTATAAACAGTGGTATCTTTACCAAATATTTTTTTTGTTCTCTCAAGATTGTATGGCATTGTATATCATAATCTCCTCTCTTATTTAGAGTTGTAGTTCCTTGTAGAGCTCTTGTTTGATTTCTTTCTTAATTTCATCTTTCTCTTGTTCTCTTTCTCTACTCCTTTCATCTTTCATTCTCTTCTGATCTCTCATCTTATTTTGATCATCTCTTCGCTTCAACTCATCCATTCTTCTCTGTTCTATCTCTTCCTGTTCACGCTTTCTCTCTTCCTCCCTTCTCTTGTCCAGATCTTCCTTAAAGTTGTTATATGATTTCATTCTACTCTTTCCCAGCGTGAATTTTTACCTCCCTTGTATTTATTGATAGATCTACTAATACTACCTTCCAATACACCGGTATCAGCTCTTGCTTTCTTCTAGGCATAAAAAAAAGACCCCTCTGAGAGGGGTCTTTGTAAAAACGTGGTATAAAACCACTTGTTTCTACATCAAATTCTTTACGGCCACTCTTCTGTAGTAACGGTTGGAGTTAACTCTCAATCTACCCAGACCCTGTTCGGTACCTTCAGCGAAAGGATTAGCAACAAGACCATAACGGGTCTTAAAGCCAATTTTGGGCTGGAAGGTGTTCTCACCAACGGCGCGAACCATCTGCAAAGGAACATATGGGCAGTAGAACAAACCAGCATCATAGGGTGAAGTACCCTTATAACCAACAACGTAATACTGATTACCAGCAGAAGCGTTAGCTGTGGTCAGGTTAGCTGCATAAGGATCAATGTAAACACGGAACTTACCATTGATAGTACCAGCAAATGTGTTACCAGCATCATCAACGTTCAAGTTAGCGTTCAGTGCGGGAGTATAATCCAGGATACCAGCCATTGTGAGTGCTGAAGCAACATCTGCTGAACACAGAATCATGTTGCCCTTTCCGCGACGAGTTCTTTGTGCGATCGCGTTAGCATCTCTTTCAATCTGGAACAGAAGACCCTTGAACTTCTCAACGGACCAACGACCATTGGAATCAATATCCAGATCAAATACACCAGCAGTAGCTGTATTGGAAACAGCGCCTTGTTCTGCAACCTTGTAGATGGTACGGATAACCTCACGGTTGATCTCAGCCAAGATTTCAGTTGAAAGGATGTTAGCCAGTTCTGCTTCAGCGATCAGACCATGGATAGCTTTGAGATCCTGAGCCAGTTCCAAACTGTACTCAGCTTTCAGTGCTCTGGACTTAGCTGTAACTGTAACTTTCTCAATGGAGAAAGCCATCTGGTTGAATTGATCACCAGTGCCTGCACCCAGGTTTTCAGCATCACCAGTAACCATGCCCTGACCAACGTCATAAGCAGTGGATGTTGCTGTACCAACAGGGTTAAGAACAGAGGGGTTTGTACCAGATTGTGCGGTTGTACCCAAACCAGCGTTTACATCACTGAATCCAGCGGTAAGGTTGAAACCATCATCCTGACCAGAGAATGCGGTATCAGCTTCGTTGAACAGTGCTTCAGTACCAGATTGAGTCTCATAACGTGATCTCATCGCGAAGATAAGACCAGTAGGACCATTCATGGGTTGAACACCAGCCAGGTCGTAAGCAACCAGGTTAGGCATTGCACGTCTGATCAGTGAGATCAGAACAGGATCGAAACCTGCAACTGGACCAGCTTCTGCTGCACCACCACCAAAACCACCGGAAGCGCCAGCGGCGTTCGCAGAGTTGGTGGGGGTTTCCATCAGGTTAATACCCTGACTAAATGCTGCTTCCTCACGGAGGAATTTTTCTTGGTTTTCGAGCAGGACAGCGGTGACAGATCTACGATGGGCATCTTTGATAGGATCAAGACCCTCATAATCGAGAAGGGGACTCCACTTTTCCTGCAATTGTTCGGATTGGAACATTGCTTTTTACCTCTTAAAAGTTTTTAGTGATTAGTTTGAACGAATTAAGAATTAATTCTTTTTGAAAGCTCCAAGTGCTCTCATGTATTGCTCCATACCTGTAGAAACAGGTGTTGGAGTTGAATCTACACCCTCAGAGAGGGTTTGAGGAGCAGAAGCTTTACTGGGAGCGGGACCTCTGGAGAAGTAAGACTCCTTCAGATATTCCAGCTTCTCACGATATTCTTCTTCACTATCAAACTCAACACTTTCAGCGAGTGAAGCGAGCTTCTCTTTCTGAGTGGTCGCGAGACCTTCAGAAATCTGATCAAGAATACCATCTGCTACAGACTCAGCGAGTCTCTTGTTCAGATTGATGTTCTTGTCGATTTGCTCGTTGAGTTTAGTCTCCATATCATCAAGTTTTTCTACCATGCTCTCAAGTACATCATATTTCTCTTCAGGGATAGTTACATAATGTTCTTCAAAGAGTCCCTTCATTCCAGAAAGGAAGGACTCAGTCATTTCTGTCTTGAGACCAGCTTCAACAGCCAGTTCGTTCTCGGTCATCCACTCTTCGCAGACGTACTCAAGATACGAATCAACTCTGCTAGTTAGAGACTCTTTCATCTCTTCCTTAGCTTCTTCCAGTTGCTGTTCATACTGGATTTCCAAAGTTTCTTGGATTTCTTTGATCTTTGAGTTCAGAGCGGCTTCAAAGATTACTCTTGCTTTCTCTCTAAACTCCTCGGAGAGTTCTTCTCCACCAAGAAGAGCGTTAACATCTTCTTCGATATCAACTTCTTCAACATCATCTTCAGAGGATTCAACATCCTCTTCAATGACTTCTTCATCTTCAACTTCAGCTTCTTCCTTAGCCATACCCTTCATAGAGTCAGCTGGTTTAGCGCCTTTGTTGACAACGTCCTTAACTGTTTTGATCTTAGGCTCTTTGAGCTTTGCTGAATCATCATCAGGACGATAGTTCTCGGGAGTAGGACCACCGAGATCTTCATATGAAGTAGACAACCCTTCACCAGGGTTGGATAGGTGCTGCATGGGCTCGGCGGGTTTTGCGTTCGCGTTCACAGCAGTTTTGGATTGCTCCATTTCTTGTAAATCTCCACGAGACATTTGAACTTGCTCCGATTAACCTTATAATCTATATTTATTTAGTAATTCATTACCTTTACAAATACCTATGAACTAATCAAAGGTTGTTAAGGAAATTATTAAACAGGTCGAGTTTTTGCTCGTCCAGTTGTTTGGTTGTAACCAATGTATTAATGGTTTTATATGTTTTTTTAGCTTCTTGTTCTCTGAGAATTCCTCCATCCCAGATCCAATCTTTACCTTCCATAATACCTTCAACGAAAGCATCAGGTGCTGAAGGATCTGCAACAATATCAGCTGCTGTTGACAACATAAAGTCATCACCAACAACATTTACCCCTTCACGGGTAGACTTAAGTGAACCAATACCTCTTGAAGAAACACCCAACTTAACTCCTTCCTCAATGAGTGATTTGGCGATCTTGCCCATAGGAGTTGAAAGAACTTTCGCTTTTCCAATGAAGTTATTACCTTCTTCTCGAAGCGAAACAATCTTGTGGCTGACACGATCCAAGTTAACTGTAGGTCCATCGGGATGCCCAAGTTCTCCCAGTGCTCGACCTGACTGAATGTGGTTTTCATTGTATCTTTGAACCTCTTTTCTCAGTACATTCATGGGGTACATTCTGCCATTTCTATTGGCGATTTCCCCCATAAGAAAGATACCTTCAATAAAAAGGTTTTTCTTACCGTTGCGTTCCTCAACGATAAAATCTACATTTTCGATTTCTTCTCTGATTAGTTTCATTGGTTTACCTCAGGATACTTGAACTTGTTGAAGGAAAACTGTCCCAGTACCAGAGTTGGTTTTAACAGCTACCTTGAATGATTTTCTCAACTGTGCCCATCGTGAATTGAAAGCAGGACCAGCACTTGAGTCATGATCAACTGTAATTCTGGTTGAATAAAAACCACCAAAATTGGAGGTTGCATCAACACTAGTTACAATCTTATGTTCAAAATCAAGATCACTCTGACCAGTTACTGTAAGAGTAACAGCATCACCTACACCAAAAGGAGAACCTGTTCCTTCTGGGAAATCTAAAATAGTAGAAGATCCTGTGGTTAGACCAACAACTCTTTGTGATGCTACAGGTCCAAGTGAAATTTTTGCCTCATCAAATGTGGTTGTATAAAAATTATCTGCTGTAGCAGTGGGGTTAGTACCAATAGCTACATGAACCCCAGCACCTTCACACGCAATTCTAATCATATCACTCTGTTGTGATATCGCACCAGATTGAGCGGAAGTTCCACTTGAGGACAGCACAGAGTTAATACCAACAGGTTTTAGCGCAGTCATCTTACTTTGATATAGTTCTAATATCCTTATTTATTATTCTTCTTCACCCACCTCGTCAGTGAGATCAGCTTCATTTGAAAAATCAGATTCATCATTTACATCATAATCTCCATCAAAAGTATCTTCTGGTGCTTCATTGTCAGGATCAATATCATCATCAAAGATTGAAGCAGCAACATCAGGTCTGATAGCTTCAATTTTTTCAGCACTTTTTGCAAAAAGAATATCTTTAATCTTGTCGCTAATTTGTGAAGGGCTTTCATCCTTCACCAGTAAATCCATTAGTTCATCCATATTCTATAAAAGTGTTAGCTTGTTTATTTAGATGGTACCACCATCTGGAGTTTCATCAGGCTCTGGTTCAGTTGGAATTGATGGGGGAGAACTTGGTGTGGTTGAATTAATATCACCTACAGATGGTTCACCTTCAAATCCCATAATAGAGGGATCTGGAATTGCTCCAGATTCAATTTCACTCTTTATCTTTTTATCCTCTTCCAAAATTTCTTCATCAGTTTGACGAAGAACTTTTTTTCTAACATATTCATTGGAATAATACTTTCCAATATAAGGTTGAACTTGTTCAGCAATGCTAATTCTTTGTTGAAGTAGTTCAGTTTCCTTAAGTTCTGCAAAGTGATTATCATACAGGAAATCATATTGAATATGATCAGCCATGTACTCCCAATCTTCAGGAGTAATTACATTTTTAAGAATTAGTTGAGTTTTCAGAATATCATTAAACATTGCTGAAAATCTTTTTCTCATTCTTCCAACAAACTTGGAAAATTTAACTTCATCTCTCAAGATCTCCGAAGAACGACCCAATGAGAAACCACCTTCGCCTTGAATTCTTGTTTCAGGAACGTTCAGTGCTCTATAAAGTTTCTTTTGAAAATAGTTGATATCAGTGATTTCACCAAGGTTCTGTCCACCAGGAAGTGTAGAAATTTCTGTTCCACGACCACCTTCTCTTCTTGGAAGCCAAAAATCTTCCATCATCGACATAAACTTTTTATCATCACGAATTTCACCAGTGTTAGCATCATATACAAGTTTATTTCTATAACGCATCATGACATCTCGCAGATATTGTTCTGCTTTAATTTTTGGAAGATTTCCAACATCAATGTAAAAAATTCTTCTTTCTGGTGCTCTTGATAGTCGATATATAACCAGAGAATCCTCAATCATCATCAACTGATTAAGAGGTTTGATAGCTTTATGAAGCCAGGAAAGAGTTAAACCTTTGTTCCTATCTACCAATCCAGAGGTACAATATGTTACAGAATCACGGGTCATTTTGATACCCTTTTCACCACTTTGATATGATCTATTCTCTCCAGGTGTGTAGATAAAGAATTCATCTACATCAGGAAAATCATATGATTGAAAATTATCTTTTCCTTGATTCCTCTCAAGAGAGGTAACACTATCCTTTCCTTGCTTCTTAAGTTTACGAACATAACGCATCTTAGATGCATCAATATATCTTAGTTCTTGAATACCTTCTTGTGGATTTTTCAGATCAATTACTTTATTGTAATATAGTCTCCCATCAATGTACCAGTTACGAAAAATTTCATGAGATTTTCTATCAAAATCTAAAAGTTCAAGAATATATCTAAACTCCTCTCTTACCTTCTTCTTTATTGAATCACTTGCATTTAGATTTGATAACTCAATCGCAACTGGAGAATCATTAGTATCTGAAACAATAGCTTCATTTACAATATCTTCAATGGCACTATCACATTCTGGATATAGAGCCATTGTTCTATATCTTCTTATTAGATCTTGTTCATTTCTATAAACTCCTTCAATATCTACATAGGAACCAAAAAAACCTGAGCTAACAAAGTTCTCCGATCCATCCGAATTTGTCGGAGGAACCGGAGAAACTAGCCCAGGTGGAGTTTTTTCGTTATCCTCAATTGAGAAACCAAATAATCTCGCCATTATGATATTTACTAGATCTTTGTCTAGTTATTTAGCCCTTATAGAATAGCGGGTTCACCAGTACTGGTATTACTACTACTACTAGTACTATCACTAGTACTATCATCAGTATCTCCTCCTTTAGGATCACCCTTTGCTACTTCCTCAACTTCTCCAATTGTGAAGTATTGAACAGCGAATGTTACATCAAACTGTTCAGGTTCAGCGTTTATGTTATCATAGCTTAGTGTAATAGCTGAAACAGTTGTTGGAAAAATACCATAGAACTTATAAGTTCTAAGAACAGATGAAGTACCACCTTTATTTTCAGCTGAAAAAGGAGTAGCACCACGTCCAAGTTGCATCACATATGCATTAGTCATGTAGGAAGTTGGATTTGTAACACCAGTGGCATCATCCAATTTACTCATCACATTTGCCCACTTCTCAAATGCTGTTCTCAATTTAAAATCCTCATCATTAATTACTGTAACTGTCCATGGATCAATTGTTCTATCACCAGCAACTTTAAGAACTCTTCCTCTAAATGGAACAGCAACCTCTCCTATATTTGAAGCAGGGAGGTTTGATGCTTTACAAAGAAATCTAAATTTGTCGTTTTCTCCATTTTCACCAGAATTCCAAGCGCCAGAAATAGCGTTTGGAAATGAAGGTATTGAAACTTCAAATAGGTTTGAGCGGGCACCACCGCCCTCTAGTTTTGATTTAAAATCTGTTAACGTTTTTGTGTCTGCCATTTTTAGGGTCCTCCTAGATTAGTTTAATGAAATGATCAAACGGTACCAACCAATTCTTCAAAATTAACACCAGTTCTAGTAGCCACAAACGTTAACGTGATATAGTTAATGGATTTTGTGGGTTTAAGGAAGATGTCTGCTCTAAATTCATTATTATCAATAACGTCTGGTGTATTATTACTTGAATTACATATAACCAAGAAATCAACAAGACCTCTCTTTGCTTGAACATCTCTAAGGAATGGTTCAACAATGTTTACGAAATTTGATCTCGTATTAACATCATTTATCTCAAACAATTGTGCATTAGCTGCATTTTCAAGTGATTGTTCAATAGTGAGGAACAGTCTTCTAACGTTAATTCTATCAAAAGCAGATGCAAAACTAAGAGCTGTTCTATCACCAAATAGAAGTGTACCTGCTCCTCTCTGAGTGATAATAGAGTTAATTCTTGAACCATAAAGTTGATCTCTCTGTGCCTTAGATGGGTTATAAGCCATCTTAACTGCATCATTGAGAACACCTCTCTGTTGTCCTGCTGGTGAGAACCAGGGGAATGAATTAATACTTGTTCTTACCATCAAACCTGCTACATCACCATTTGTTGGAATGTAACGGAATTCATTAGAGAATCTATCAAACACATATTTGTAACCAGTATCAAATACTGCATAGGAAGAAGAACTCAAAGGTGAGTAAAATCTCAATACATTAGTAGTTTGTGTATTAGAGTTAGATACATTAACAACATTAGCTCTATGTGGAGATATAGTTGCTATACAATCCTTTCTATTTTCACAAAGTGAAATGATGAGATTAGCTTTGGATTGAGATTCAATTTCTTCAGAAAGGCCAGGACCCATCATCATGAAATCTACATCAACCTCATCCTTATTTGAGTAGAGTTCATAAGAAGTTTTAAGGTTATTCAGTGTTGCTGCAAAACCTCCACCAGTTTGATAATCTTCACCACCGCCAAGAGTGTAAGAAACATTACCAACAGAATTGAATGTTACATCTTGAACGTTTGAACCCCAAACACCTCTTGAAGTGGCAATGGGAACAAAGTCTGTTGAGAAACCAGCCGCCTTTGGACTAGTTCCATGAAAAGCATCTGCTGATGATGAAGGATTCGCACCATTAAAGATATACTTAGAATTCTGAAGAATGAAATCCTTATAGTAAATAATTGTTGGATTATCAGCTTCTGCTTTAGTATCTTTACCCTTAGATAGGGAAGAATAAGTTTCAAGAATATTACCTTGAATACCAGTAACTGATCCAGTATCATCAACAACAACGATG